GTATCACATTATCGGTGGTAATATCATATCCGGTCTCTTCAAGACATTCTCTCAGAGCACAGGTAATATCTTTTTCATTATAATTCCGGCGTCCTTTGGGAAATCCCCATTCGGTTTCACTCCATCTCGTGGTAGATTCTTCAATAAACTGATGAAGCGTCTTTATGCGCCCATCTTTCGTTCGTATTCCACCCAGCACCTGCCTATATTTTTCAAAAGAAATATGTTCTTCGTTTTTGTATTGACTTCCGCGTGTGTATTCACCCCACAATAACCTCCATAATTGTTCAAATGTAAGACGCAATAGGTTGTCTTTTTCGGTCATCGTCATTTCGTCAATAATACGCTGGATATATGCTTCGTCGTTGAGAGAGTATTTACCGCGTATAAAATCAACAAACCCGAATGAGTCGCGACGACGTATCATGAGAAATTCGGGGCCGGTATCACCGCATCGAAATGCGATTACGCCAATACTTGTTATTGGTGCGCGACAATTATTATATACGTGATTTGTTCGATTACAGTTGTTACAGAAATACTTGTTTGTGTCGACAGTAGACGAAACGGTTTTACTCCGGTAAGTAGCTGCTCCTCCTCCTCCTCCTCCTCCGCTGGAATTTCCCGTATTTGCGGTCGACGATTTATTATTTACTGTTGTTCGCAATAGACTAATTTCTAGATAAGATAAAGCAGATTTAGGATTGTTTATTTTTACTAGTTCGGTTTGTTCTGATGCTGATGCTGATGCTGATGCTGATTCTTGTAATGGTTCTTTTATAAATACCGACATTCCGACATCACCCATCTTTCGGTATACGTTTATCGTAATTCTAATTTTGTTTTTATGTCGTTTCATTATAAGCGATTTTATGAAATTAGATGCGAAAATATGGGGACCACATTACTGGTTCTTTCTAATGACGACTGCCGTGAATTACCCAGATCATGTTAACGATGTCGTGCGTAAAAAGTACTATGATTTTATTCAGAACTTTTCTATGTTTATTCCTGATCCAGAAATGTCGTCGGAATTCGATAGAATGTTGAATAAATATCCAGTTACACCTTATTTAGACAATCGTGATTCGTTTATTCGGTGGGTTCATTTCATTCACAATCGATATAATGTTATTCTCATGAAAGACGAGATATCTTTACATGATGCGCTTGAGAGATATTATTTACATTATCGCCCCAAACCTATACAGATATTAGAGGAACTGAAATACCGAGAGAAACTTGTTTATATGATGGTGGTAGCTGCTCTAGGGTATGCTGCCTATTATTATCATAACAGATGAATACAACACTACATAGATTTATTCGCTGCTATATATAACTGTTTACTAAAATGATAAAGACTGAATATATCGTATTTATTATTACAGCCATTCTTATCGCGAATACCTATTATGATGGTCATCTGATAAAGATGTTTCAAAGCAATCAAAAATGGATTAAGATGGCGACATTTGGGTTCATCGGTCTCTCGCTATTCATGTTTTTACGCCGTAATCCAGAAAACTCTAGGCAGTTGTTGTATCATGCCAACGATATCATTAAATATATGCCGATCAGTAAAGGCACCGCAGATATGATAACACCGTTTTTCGATATGACGAGGGGTTCGACCCCCCACGACGGTGGTGCTATAGGCGGGGGAGTAGGCGGGGGAGTAGGCGGGGCGATGGGTCGTGCGATGAGTAGTGCTGTCGGAACCCCTGCGCAACCAATAGCACGCTCGTCTTTCGGGGGCGGACCTCCCACCACTGCTGCGGAACGCCGGGTTCTCAACTCCGGAAAAAACTCTAGCAAACGTAGTGTTAGCGAAACAAAGAAAAAGTATGTCGCCGCACAACAGGGATGGAAATGCGGGGATTGTCAACGTCAGCTTCCAGCATGGTTTGAAGTGGATCACGTAATTGCTTTAGAACATGGCGGTTCGAATCACGTCGATAATTTAGTTGCTTTATGTCGCGACTGCCATGGAAAAAAGACCGCGATGTCGTTTCTGTAATTTATCGCATCCGTCGGTGTAAGGTCATCCGTAATCGGGGCGACATTATTATATATTATAATTATAACTGGGTGTTGTTATCATTATAACAAAATATAAATGTCATCACCACCATCACCATCAGGAACAGCAACGGCAGCAACGGCTGCAACGGCAGCAACAGCAGCAACAGCAGCAACAGCCGTAGCAGTAACATCATTACATGATGACACCGTTGAAGCCGTAAAATCTATCCAAGAATCATTCCATATTGACAAATTATTGAATTATCTTCCGATAATTGTACTCGTCATAATAATATTAATCAGTATCGTTTCATCGGATTTACTAAAAGATAATTGGTCTATTTTCGCAACATTAGTCATCGCGTTCGTTTGGGTTACTTTCGTTCATTATTTTTCTCCGACAAAGTATGTTAAACTCAAAGATGAAAATCCTCCATCCACCTTTTTACCAAAACTTACAACTTCATTTGATATTTCATCCAATTGGTTTTTATATATTGTAGTACCGATTCTTATATTTGGCCTAGGTCTTGGACTCGGTTTTGGCAGTATTAATGTATCAAATAGTGGAAGAAATTACGACCCCCGTGAAGCGTCGGTTGGTATGATAACTGTAGGTTCAATCATGTTGGCTGTAGGTGTTCTTTATTTTTTATCTATTGGGCTCAAATACTCTATCTTTAAGGATACATTCAAATGGATAATTGATAAATTTAATGTTTTACCCTTACCCCTAATTCTAGTGTTACTTATAATTGGAATTCCGTTAATTGTACGCGGTAATGAAATAAAATCTGATTTTGACGGTAAATTGAATAATGATGAATATTCTAGTAAAGAATTCCAGGAATCACTCGCAAAATCTGGAGCAGAAACGATGCTTGGTATTGGTACATTTTTTCAGATTGCGGTTTTTATAGCAGTTGGGTATTATTTGTGGAAATACACAAGCACAAATGAATCCTTAGCAAAACCATTTTTAGGAATCGCTGTGATAATTATTGTTGGTGCTTTATTAATATCGAAAAGTATGGGAGCGCCTGGGTTTGCATCCAGCGATAACCCATTTGAAAATAAAGCGTTTATGGTTCACGCCGTGATTTACTTGATTGTTGGGCTCGTATTTTTAGTAATATTGTTTGGACAGACCGAGAAATTAAATGTATTAAAGATAGGTTTTGGAGGTTTGAGTGTAATACTAATTATTATGATTATAGTGGCGGCGATATTTCAACAAATCAAAAATAATGAACAAATTGACATGGCTACATTAACAAACGATAATGACAGCGTTTATTATAAACAATTAAGAGATGAGGCTGTCAAGGAATTAAAAAAAACGAACCCAAATGCGACAAACGCTGATATTGAAGCTGCTGTATCGAGCCGTTTGGATAAGTTACGCGAAAAATCGCAAGGACCAACTGATGCTATCATGTGGATATTTACAGTTATTTCATTAATTATCGTGGCGTGTATTGGGCTTTTTTGGGTACGTCGAAAAACCTTAATTTCTGACAGTAGCATTATTACTAGCACTGTTGATAAAGACAAAATAAAAGATGACAAGATGTTTTCAAATGACTGGGATAAATTATTAACTGACAACGAGGGTGAAAGCATGACCATCCGTTTGGCCAAATGGTTTTCATTCGTCCCGTTCTTATCGGTTATATTACTCATAATGTGGGTATCTATCCTTTTTACGAATGTCACTACTTCACCCGCTACAACGAATTGGATAGGAAATACATTCTCCGGTGATATGTTTCCACGTGTTAAAGAGCTTATCGATACATTTTTTATCGTTATTATAGCAGGTCTTTCATTATGTGCGATTTTATTGCTGCCGGTTGTCAAAGAAATGAATGCTGGTGGTCTTGAATCGATACTGAAATTCGCCGAATCTGTTCAGGTGTGGCAGTTCAATAAGAATGATTCAAACCCCATTCGAGGTGGATGGGTTGGTTTACTCACATTTATCGTCGTAATCGTCGTTGGTCTCTCGTGGTGGTGGGATTATTTGGTGAGAATAAAACCGGAAAAAGAGGCAACCACCGGTGTGTCATTACCGATCTTTCCCGATAATTGGGGATGGGCAATCGCGTTTGTTGTTCTTCTCGCAATTTGCGCAATACCGACAGGTTATAATATATGGGGAGGATTTCATGCTGATTTCGACAAAGAAATTATAGTGAAACGTATCTTACGACAGTTTATGACAACTATTTACCTTGTACCATGGTTGATTATCGTGTTGTTTCGTGCCGGGTTATACTCAGTTGCGTCTTTGTCTGGTATTCCCGATATCGTCAAGAAAC